ACTTATATTCCGATTGCTAGACAAGTGGGCGAAGAAGTTATTATCGAGCAACGCTTAGACCGTAAAGGAATTGTGCGCTATATGAAGGATGCACAAAGAGCGTATAACTATAACGCGAGTGCTGCCCTTGAGTTTGGTGCATTACAGTCTAAGAGTCCTTATGTTGCGCCAGTAGAAGCTATTGAAGGATTGGAAAATTACTGGAGTACAGCTAACTTAGAAAATCATGCCTATTTGCCATACAACCATAATGACGAGCAAGGCAATCCAGTACCAGCTCCCCAGAAAGCTCCACCACCAATGGGCGCGCCTGTCTATATGGAAGGTATGCAAACTGCTAACATGGAATTGATGATGACATCTGGTCAGTACGAACAGACGTTTGGTGAGCAAAGCCAAGAGTTGTCAGGTGTATCTATTGATCGCAGGATAAATCAAGGGAACAGAGCAACATTCCATTTCCAAGATGCACAAGCTAATACTATTCAATTTGTTGGTAAGATTATTATTGATTTAATTCCTAAGATATATGACACAAAACGTATTGTAAGAATCTTGGGTGAAGATGGATCTGAAGATCAGATTATGATTGATCCAGAAGCTAAACAAGCAATGATGCAACATGAACAAGAAGAAGAAGCAAAAGTTAAAACCATTTTTAATCCATTGGTCGGCAAATACGATGTAGTGGCAGAATGTGGGCCAAGTTATGATACTAAGCGTCAAGAAGCGTTTGATGCGATGACTAAGCTATTAACTGCACAGCCAGCTTTGTCACAAGTGATTGGTGATTTGTATATGGGAAGCGCAGACTTTCCTGGCGCGGATAAGTTGCAAGAACGTATGCGTAACTGGATTCCACCTAATATTTTAGGAACTGGGCCATCTGAGCAAGAACAACAAATGATGGCGCAATTACAACAATCACAACAAGTTATCCAACAATTGCAACAACAACTCCAAGAGAAACAATCTTATGTAGCTATTGAAAAACAACGTGCTGATATTGATGCGTTGAATCATTTAGCATTACGTTATGAGAACGAGCGTCAGGATGTAATTTCAGCATTTAAAGCTGAGACTGATCGCATGAAAGCATTAATTGGGCAAATGAGTCCAAAACAAATCAATGAAGTTACTAATAAAACGGTAACAGAAATTGAGGAAGAAGAAGTGCCTGGTAAGGAGTTTGAAAAAACAAACTTTGATCCTTCACAAGTAATAAGCCAATATTTACCTAACTTACAACAGGAGCAATAAATGGAAGATACATCTACAACGCAAATAGATGCTGAATTACCACAAGAAATAGAAACACCTAAAGAAGAAACGAAACAAGAGAATAGTTATAACGAGTTGCCTGATTGGGCAAGACGTAGGATGGGAGAGCTTGCTGCTGAAAAAAACGCAGCAAAACAAAAACTTGAGGAATTGCAAGCTAGACCTACGCAACAATCTGAGCAAACTTATAGTCCGCAGGAAAACATACAAGAGTTGGCAATGACGTATGCCAAACAGATAGCTCAAGAGCAATTTCAACAGCAATCTTTTGTTGCTAAGATGACTGAAATTGAAAAGAATGCTAAGGAAGAATTTGGAGATGTTTATGACAAATCTGTGACTAACTTGCAATTAGCTGGAGTTGGTGGCCAAGACTTTTTACAAGCGTTGGCAGCTATTCCTAGTCCAGAAAAGGTTATTACATTCTTAGGCAAGTCTGAAAACATAAATGAAGCAATCCGTATTGCTAATTTGTCACCATTACAAATGGGAGTTGAATTGACTAAATTATCTAGTAAAGCTACAAAAGAATTAGGGAAACAAAAATCCAACGCTCCAGCACCAGTTGGGGATGTAGATGGGGGATCTAGTCGAGCAACAGGAACAGTTGAGCCAGATCCTTCAGATTCTCAAGCATGGATTCGTTGGAGATCTGCTAACGCTAGAAAAAAACGGTAAATTTATTAACCCCTGTTGAATTTTATGTCAATAGGGGTTAAAATATTTATATAGGTCAAAATGAACCGTTAATCATTGTATTGGGCGTAAATAATTTCTCTCTAGCCAAGACGAAAAGTAAGTTTTTTTTATTTTTTATCCAAACCTTTATGGAGAATTATTTATGACTACGAATTCGTTATTAACGATTAGTCAGATCACCAATGAAGCGGTGCGTCTGTTTACTCAAACCAATGCGTTTTTACGCACAGTATCTCGTCAATATGACGATCAATTTGCTCGCACAGGAGCAAAAATTGGAAGCACACTCCGCGTTCGTTTACCAAACGATTACACGGTATCTACTGGCCCTGCTATTACCCCACAAGGTACTAACGAGCAAAATACAACTTTGACAGTTGCTACTCAAGCAAACGTACCTGTTTCTTTCGGTACTGCTGAAAAAACATTGTCTTTAGATGACTTTAGCGAGCGTGTTTTAGCTCCTGCGGTTAATCGTTTAGCTGCTTATGTTGCTGCCGACTTAATGAATGTTGTAAACCTTTCAGCTAACTTAGTTGCTAACTTGTCTGGTACAACATTGTCAAGTCCACAAGCTCAACAATGGTTACAAGCTGGTGCAGCTCTCGACCAAAACTTAGCTCCACGGATGGATCGTAAGATTATTCTTGATCCAGTTACACAATCTCGCACAATTAGTTCTTTGGCTGGTTTGTTTAACCCACAAGTTAAAATCTCTGACCAATACGAAACAGGTATTATTTCGCGTGATACATTAGGTTTTGATTGGATGTACGATCAGACAACTCAAGTTCACACAGTTGGTTCTTTCTCTGCTGGTACAGTAAACGGTGGTTCACAAACTGGTACTACATTAACTGTTAACGCTATTACAGGTACATTAAACAAAGGTGATGTTATTACCATTGCTGGTGTATATGCAATTAACCGTTTAACAGGTCAGTCACAAGGTACATTGCGTCAATTCGTAGTTACATCAAATGTATTATCTGGTGCAACTTCAATTCCAATTTACCCAGCAATTACTCCAGCTCCTGCTGCGTTTAATACTGTAACTGCATCTCCATCTGATACTGCTGTTATCAGCTTGGTAATGCCAGCTAGCTCACAGTATCGTCAAAACTTGGCATACTTCCCAGAAGCATTTACATTAGCTTGCGCTGATTTGGAAATGCCTACTGCTGGTGTGGTACAAGCTGCAAGAGCGCAATTTGATGGAATTTCATTGCGTATGATCGAAGCGTATGACGTTATGTCAGATAGCTTGATTACTCGTATGGACATTCTGTATGGTTATGCTGCAATCAAGCCTGAATGGGCTACTGTAGTTGCTGACATCGTGTAATTTGCGTTGTAGATGTATGGGTGGACTCCTCATAAGGGAGTCCATTTTTTAAGATAAGGGATAGACATGAGCCAACCATTGCCAACAACTCCTAGAGACATTATTCAATTATCTTTAAAAACTGCAAATGTGATTGGTGTAGGTCAAACTCCTTTAGCTGAGGATATAAACGATTGTTTTAATATGCTTAACATGATGCTTGCCCAATGGCAACGCAGACGTTACATGGTATATAACTTAGAAACAATTGGTATTCCTGCGACTGGCCAAGTATCGTATACCATTGGCACAGGGCAAAATTTTAATATAGCTCGACCAGTAAAATTAGAGGCTGCATATTTTAGGATGCAAAGCGGTACTCCATTACCTGTTGATTATCCATTACAGGTATTACGCGCTCAAGAAGATTATGACAGAATCTCAATTAAAACTTTAAATGCGTTTCCACAGTACATTTATTATTCAACTGGTTATCCTATTGGTAACATCTTTGTATGGCCTGTACCTAATAATCAATATCAAATATTTATTACAGTAATGGTTCAACTAGAATCATTCCAAAATTTAAGTCAGCAAATTATATTGCCGCCTGAATATTTAGATGCAATGCAATGGAATTTGACCGATCGCATTATGACAATGTATGGGATGCCTGAGAATCCAAAAATTACAAAGTATGCCGAAGCAAGTATGCGCGCTATTGAAGAAGTTAATTCACAAATACCATTGTTGCATATGCCTGTTGCGTTGCGTGGTAAGTCTGGTGCATACAATATTTATGGGGACTTCTACGTTGGAAGTGCTGGATAATGGCAAAAATAGCTTTAATCAATGGCTCTTATCAAGCTCGAAGCGTTATAGCATCTGCACAGCGTTGCGTTAATCTTTATTTAGAAGCCAACCCTGAAACTAGTGTATTTCCATTTACGCACTATCCAACACCAGGATTAACATTATTAGGTAGTGTTCCTGCGTTTTCTTGGAGAGGATTATATTACGCGTCAAACAATCAACTATATGGTGTTTGCGGTAGTAACGTATATTATATTAGTGAAGATTATGCATTTACATTAATCGGAACAATTACATCGGCATCTGGGACAGTATCCATGAATGATAATGGTACAGATCTTATTCTTGTCGATGGCACATTAAATAATGGATGGATTATTCATTTATCTACAAATGCTTTTTCAAAAATTGATCAAGCAGGATTTTATGGTGGCAATCAAGTTAATTATGTAGATGGATACTTTGTGCTTAACTATATTGGCACAACAGAATGGTATATTTCTTTACCACTTACAACAACTTTTGATCCAACATATTTTGCATCCACAACTGGATCATCGGATTTATTAGTTGGGATTGGTATTGCTAAACGGTATCTTTATTTGTTTGGTGAAAATACAACAGAAGTTTGGTTTAATGAAGGAAATACAACATTTCCGTTTGGTAGATTACCTGGCACATTCATGCAATATGGATGCGCTGCAACAAACTCTATTACGATGATAGATGGCGATTTATACTGGGTAGCGCAATCATTACAAGGTCAAGCATATATTTGCAGAACAAATAACTTTAATGCTGGAATTGTTTCTACTTTTGCAATTAACAACGAATTACAGGGTTATTCAACGCTATCCGATGCAATTGGGTATTCTTACGAGTTAAATGGTCATTTTTTCTATGTTGTAACATTTCCAACTGCTAATAAAACTTGGGTTTATGACTTATCAAATCAACAATGGAACGAATGGAATGCAGTAGATATTGATGGAACATTGAATAGACATCGTTCTAATTGTTTCGCATTTGCATACAATCAATTAGTTGTTGGTGATTTTGAGAATGGTAATTTATATGCGATAGATCAAGACAATTACACAGATAATGGACAACCAATTACTCGAATTCGTGGGTTTTACCACATGGAAGATGATTCATCAAGTCGCGTACATTATCGTAACTTTATTGCTGAAATGGAATCAGGTAATGGTTATTTAAATAGCTCAACCGAAGTTAATTTACGTTGGTCAGATGATCGCGGTAAGTCTTACAGCAATCCCGTTATGCAAAATTTAGGTCAAGAAGGACAATATTTAACAAGCATTAAATGGAATCGTTTAGGAATGGCAAGAGATCGTGTATTTGAAATTTTCTGGAGTGTTCCAACAAAAACGGCGTTATCTGGTGCTTTTGTAGACGCGTTACCGAATAATGGCTAATTTAGCAACCAACTTACCTGTATTAAGAACACCATATTTAGATACGAATGGTCAGATAACTCAACCCTGGCTTATGTTTCTAGTGCAATTGTATCAACGCACAGGTGGAGATCAAACTCCGCCATTAAATTTAACTCAAATTCAACAAACTTATTTAAACGCTTTAAATATTTTAAGTTCTAATGGATTTGCTGGTTCAATAACTTATACAACAAATACAGCAAATGTAACATTATCTACAACAGTTACAGGCATAACTAAAGGTAATGGTACTGCATTATCGGCCGCAGTATCAGGCACAGATTATTCTTTGCCAGTTTTAATAAGTTCTGCAAATGGCTTTGCTGGTATTGTAGTCAATGGTACAAGCAATGCAACTGTAACGATGAAAACAACGATTACAGGAATTTTAAAAGGAAATGGTACTGCCATATCTGCTGCAGTATCTGGAGTGGATTATGCTCCGCCTACAAGTGGCACAAGCATACTTTATGGCAATGGTGCTGGTGGTTTCTCAAATGTAACCATAGGATCTGGAGTTTCATTTACAGGCGGTACATTAAGTGCGACTGGATTGGGTGGAACTGTTACAAGCGTTGCATTATCATTGCCTTCTATATTTACTGTTACAGGCTCACCAGTAACAACAACAGGAACATTAACAGGATCACTAAATTCACAAACTGCAAATATTGTTTTTGCAGGGCCATCAACAGGTAGTTCAGCAACTCCCACATTTAGAGCATTGGTATCAAACGATATTCCTGCGCTTAATTATGTAACTTCGGTATCAGGAACTTCACCAATATCTGTAACTTCTGGCTATACACCTACAGTTAGCATTTCTCAAGCATCTGCTACAACAAACGGTTATTTATCTAGCACAGACTGGAATACGTTTAATAACAAAGGTTCAGGTACTGTAACGTCTATTACATCCACAACTTTAACCATTGGTGGCACATCTGCAATCCCTACAATTAATTTAACAAGTGGAATTGTTACTGCTGGCACTACAGGATCTTCAACTTTAATTCCTGTTATAACCGTTGATACTTACGGCAGGGTAACTAACGTAACAACTGCATCAAACCCACAAGGAACGGTTACAAGCGTTTCAGGAACAGGAAGCGTCAATGGTATTACCTTAACTGGAACGGTAACTTCTAGCGGTTCTTTAACGCTTGGTGGCACATTGTCAGGTATTGGTAACAGTCAATTAACCAATAGCACCATTTCAGGTGTTGCTTTAGGTGGCAACTTATTTAATTTAACTGCTGGGACTGGTGTCAGTTTTAGCACAGGAACTACTTACAATGGTTCTGCTGCTATAACGATTAATGCGACTGGATCGGGTGGAACGGTTACATCTGTAGCAGCATCTGGTGGTACTACAGGATTAACATTTAGCGGATCACCGATTACAACATCTGGAACTATAACACTAGGTGGTACACTTGGAACAGGATATGGCGGTACAAATCTTACAACTTATACAACTGGCGATATATTATATGCGTCAGCTACCAATACATTATCTAAACTTGTAGTTGGAACTACAGGCTATACATTAACTGTTGCAAGCGGTATACCAGTATGGAAACCACCTTATGTAAGAACATCCTTTACTGCTACAGCAAGTCAAACAACATTTTCTGCGACTTATAATGTTGGATATGTACAGGTATTTATGAATGGTGTTTTATTAAATGGTGCAGATTATACGGCAACTAATGGGACATCTGTTGTATTGTCTGTGGCTGCAAACGCTGGCGATATAGTTGAATTGATTGCATACAATGTCTAAAGAATTCATAACTTCAATTATGCATAATGACAGAGTTTGGAATTCTGTCAAAGTAGATGATGTAACTAAAGAAATGTATGGGTATTCCGATAGTAACAATTATGTTATTAATGATTATGGATTTATTATGTTTCGCGGTTTGACACCAACTATGCAAGAAATTCATGTCTGTATGTTGAAGTGCAAAAATACTCAAGAAATTGTTAAAAAAGCTATTGACGAAGTAAGGGCAACAGGTGTAAAAAAATTCCTTGCGCCTATTGGTGATTGGAACAAAAGTGCATTAAAATTGAGTATGGCTTGTGGATTTATTGAAGAAGGCAGAATTTCAAAAGCCTATATTAGAAATGGCAACTTTCATTCCATGATTTTAATGGGGAGCAAATAATGAGTTTTATATCAAATGCAATTGGTAGTTTATTTGGGACAACCCAACAAGCTGATGCCGCTACTCTTGCTTCACAACAACAAGCACAATCTCAAGCTGCAGCTCAAGCCGCTTTACAGAAAAATCTTGCTCCATATTCGCAAATTGGGACAGCAGTTTTGCCTCAATTACTTAAATCTTTAGGTTATAACGGAACTTTTGATAGCTCAGGGAATATATCAGGTATCACAGGATCAGGTTTTCAATTTAATCCTACCGATTTACAAAATACACCTGGTTATCAATTTACATTAAATCAAGGTTTGCAAGGTGTTAATAATCAAATGTCATCGCAGGGTTTATTAGGGAGTGGCGCACAGCAAAAAGCTATTGCAAATTATACAACTGGGTTAGCTCAAAATACTTACAACCAACAATATCAAAATGCATTAAGCCAATATATGACTAATGCTGGTCAGTTAGGTAATTTATTAAATCTTGGTCAAAACGCTGCCGCTGGTATTGGTCAGGGTGCTTATAACTCAAATGTAAATGCTGGAAATGCTTTGGCTGCAGGTACAACTGCTGCTGGTTCACAAACAGCTAATACAATGAATTCATTATTAGGTGCAGGAAAAGCTGCTGCTAGTATTTATTCTGTGGCAAATACACCTTCTGTTGCAGCTTCTATAGCTGCTTTATTTGCATAAGGAATAATATGGACTTTGCACAATCAACAAATGTAATACCTCAAAAAATGGTAACACCTAATTTTGATCAAATTCCAGAAGGAATTAATCAAATTTTAAATATACAAAAAAATAAAGTTGGACTTGAGCAAGCTAAACAATCTTTATTAGCAAACAAATCCGTATCTAAAGCAATTAAAGAAAATACGAGCGAAGATGGCAATTTAGATGTTCCAAGCATTATTAGTCAATTATCAAAAGATGAAAATGCATCTATTAATTTGCCTCAATTAGCAACACAACTGTTGCAATTAAAAGGTCAGCAATTTACTACGGATACTGCAAAATTAACTAATTTAGCAACAAAAAACACATTGGCTGGTCAAAGACTTGCGCCAATGGTGGCAGATATTAATGATAACAAATTAATACCGAGAGAAAGATTAATTAATGAATATGCTCATTTAACAAAAGTTGGAGTATTTACCCCACAAGAAGCTATGCAACATATTGGGATGCTTCCTGAAAAGTCTAATGATCCTGAACAAGAAAAATTAAATATTCATAACTTTATTAAAAACGAGCATTTAGCAACAATTAACAACGAACAGTTATTAAGCAAATTATTGCCACAACAGCAATATATTGCCACAGGAGCAGGAACGCAGATATTAAACGTAAATCCATTAACAGGAAAATCAAATCCTAATGGATTTATACAAGGTCAAATGCCTGTAGGAACTCCATTAGTAGCGCAAGAAGGAAATAATCTTGGATTACCTGCTGGTACTCAATATCTTTTAGGCCCAAGTGGTGCGCCTACTATTATTCCTCAAGGTAGTTCACAAGGACAAACTACAAATCCTGCTCCAATGGTATCTGGATTAGCACCAACAACTACAGCGAATCTTGATACAGGTAACACTTTAATTAAATCCGCAAGAGAGGAAGCGAGCAAAGTACCTGATATTCGTTTTAACACCAATAAAATTATTGAATTGGCTAAGAAAACAACAACTGGTAGCGGTGCTGATTTAGTTCGTAACTTGCGTGGTGGTTTTGCTGTATTGCCATATACAGATGATAAAGCAACAAACTTTGATTTATTAGGCCATCAATTATCTTTACAAACACAAGCTGCAGCTAATTCACCAGGAATTAATGGAACAAATGCTGGTCAAGCATTGGCTTCACAAATTGGCGGACACGAACATTGGACTGAAGATGCTCTTGTACAAGCATCTCGTATTAATAGAGCAATGGCAGAAGCAAAAGAATTGTTTAACGAAGGCATTAAAAATCTTACTCCTGAAAAAGCAATTAAATACCAAAACTCATGGAATAAGACATTGGATGTTAATACATTGCGTTTGTATGATGCGTTTAAAAATAAAAGTGAAGATCCAAATGGATATAAAGAAATTGTTAAAGAACTTGGTGGGCCAAAATCTGAAAGATTTATTAATGCTGCAAAACATTTAGATAAGATTAATGAATTAATATTGAAGGGTGAATAATGGGCGCACCAATATCATCTAAAGATTTGTTATCGGAAGCAGGTGTCATTGAACCAAAAGGTACGGTTACTTTTGGCGATCCTAGCATTAATCAAGATAAAAAAATATCAGATGAAATTTTAAACCATCCAAACGTAGATAAATATTTACGATACATCAATGCCTATGAAGGAAGTCCAAAAGAAAATCAAACTGTAGGATTTAAAGAGTTTGAAGATCTTAAAGATCATCCTAGACAATCTATTAAGTTTAATAAAAAAGGCGATTCAAGTGATGCGGCAGGATACGGTCAATTACTTAGCAAAACTTGGGATGAGCAAAAGAAAAAACAAGGTTTAGAGGATTTTAGTTTAGAAAACCAAAAGCGCGCTATGGTGGGATTATTGCGCGATAAAGGTGTTCTTGAAAGTGTATTACAAGGTGATTACGATTTTGCTAATACAAAAGCAAAAAATATATGGGCCAGTTTGCCAGGTTCTACTATTGGAAAAGCAACAGGTCAGACACCTAAATTAAATCCAACTGCGGAAGCAATTTTAAAAGAACAGCCAACTCCTTCTCAAATAAGTGCTAATGATTTACTAAAAGAAGCAGAATCTTTTTCTAGCGAACCAACAGATAAAAAAACATACGCGCCATCCGATGTTATTGCAGCATTATTAAATAAAAAACTAACAGGGGTTAATCTTGTAAACCCTAAAGAAATTCCACCTGGATCTATATTAGAGAAATTATTAGGTGGTATTGAGGCTGGCGCATCTGCTGTAACTGGTGCGGTGACTGGTATTCCTGCTACAATGGCTTATGGTTATGTACCACCTGGCAGTCCGCAATCTGCGTATGATGAAGCTAATAAACGTATGCAAGCCATACAACAGTTTCAATATCAACCTAAGACGCAAACAGGTCAGAATCTTGTAGAAATGCTTGGTGGCTTACCTAAAATGATTTTAGGCACATCTGCGCCATTACCACCTATGCTTGGTATTGAAAACCAATTAGGCGGTGCTTTAGCTTATGATCGACCACCACAGGTTACTAAACCATTTAACCCAAATAAATACGCGTTAAATGAACCCATAGTAGAACGACCATCCAATGTTGTACCTATGCCTACATTAACAGGTGTTGGCGCAGCAGAAGTAGAAAACAATCCTTATTCTGGTCATTTATCAGGTGAATCTTATGGTCGTGGAGAAGTATTCCCCCAGATTAAATTATCTAAAATTGCTAATGATGTGCCAGTTGATGAACAAACAACTCGCGCTCAAATATTGCAAAATGTTTTAAAAGTTTTCAAACTTATTAGACCAGGTGTTTTGACAGGGAATGAAGGAACATTAAGACAAGAATATGTAACTGCAAAACGTGCTGCTGAAACTCCTAGTGGTCAATTATTAAAAGAGCAAATTGCTAATGAACAAAATGCTTTAACTAAATTTGCACAAGATCGAGTAGAAAAAACAGGAGCAAGCCCTAAGTTAATCAATGATGAAGAACGAGGCAACGCTTTAAACAACGCTTTAATTGGTCATTATGATTTCGAAACAGGCGAATTTGAAGGGTTTAAAGGTTATTTAAACAAACTAAAAGATGATATTTATAAATATGCTTTAAAGAAAGTTGGAAACAATCCTGTTGAATCATCAAACTTAGATAAACTGTTAAATTCAAAACAATTTGAAGCTGAATTAGAGTTGCGTGGCAATACAAATTTTACAGGTGGATTACGCAAATTATTAGATTTGCATAAAACAGAAGGTTTTGAAGGCACTAAACCGAATACTCTTGCAGGGTTAGAAAAACTCCGTCAATCGCTTAATCTTCAATGGACACCTGAAAATAGATATGCGATAGGTAAAGCTATTAACGCAATTGATGATGATATTGCCAAAGCTGGTGGGCCAGGCGCAATTCAAACAGGTAGAAATCTGCATGAATTAGAAAAAACAATCTTTGGCTCTAAAGGTATGGATACTATATTTGGTGATTTTGATCCAAACGGTATTAAAAAAGGTGTTGGTGTAGACAAGATTATGAGCAAATTAAATGGTTTAGATACTGCTCAATGGAAACATATTTATGATACTGCCGATAATATATCTAAAGGTTTCATTCGCGTAGGAAACTACAACTTCAAAGTACCGAAAGATATTATTGCTCAAGCAAATATGGTTAAAAACGAGATGAAAGGTTCTTTAGCTCGTGAAGTATATGCTGCTGGTGAAGATAAAGCTGGAGTATGGAATCAAAACTCAGTAAATAAGATTTTGAATTCAAGAGAAAGCAAGATTCGTTATGCATTTGATCCCGAAGAACAAAAAGCATTTCACGAACTTAATTTAGCAGGTCAAATGATGCCTGGCATACATTCTTATGAAGGTGGTGCTATGCAAGCTGAAAGAATGGGATTAGTTGGTAGAGCAATAGAAAAATTACCATTTATAGGAAGTGCTGCTGGCGCAACAACAGGAAGTGGGCTTATAACTAAACTTGGCGCGGCAGGCGGTGAAGCAGGTAAAAACATTATTTTAAAAGATTTAAGCAAAAAAGAAGCTGCAAAACTTTTAGAACAGATGCAAAACAATTATAATTTAGGTAGCTTATCTAAGTGAAAAAAGGCTAACGAGGAATAATATGAATGGATCTTTACTACCTAACGCAAAACAACAATTTTTTGATGCAAATGGGATTCCTCTTGCAAGTGGTAAGGTTTATTATTACATTCCTTACACAACTACCCCTAAGAATACTTATCAAGATTTAAACTTAACTATTTTAAATACAAACCCTATTGTTTTAGATGCTGCTGGTGAATGTATTGCGTGGGGTGCAGGAATTTACAGGCAGCAAGTTTATGATGTAAATGGTAATCTTATTTGGGATCAAAATACTTTAGCTTCTGGTACTGGTGGAGAAGAATATCAAACAGCAACACAAGGTCAAATTTTATTTAATTTAACAACAGTAACATATATTGTTGGTTCAAATACATTAAATGTTTATGTTAATGGAAGTAAACAAATTAAATCATTAAATTATAACGAGACATCTAATTCATCAATAACATTTATTTCTGGATTAAATGTTGGTGATATTGTTGAATTTACGGTTACATTTTAATTATGACAATATCTCGTAACTTATCATTTCTTGCTGAAGGAGTATCCTCGACAGGTGTGTTAGGTGCGAGCAATGGTGGTTCAGGACAAAATACAGTTACTACAGGCGATTTATTATATGGTTCTGCTACTAACACATGGTCAAAGTTATCAATAGGTTCTACAGGCACGATTTTGCGTGTTGTTGGTGGCATACCATCATGGGGAACTGATTATACAGGAACAGTTACAAGCGTTGACGCTTCTGTGCCTTCATTTTTATCTATTTCTGGAAATCCAATAACAACATCTGGAACATTGGCAATAACATATTCAGGTACTGCATTACCTGTCGCAAATGGTGGTACAGGCTTAACAAGTCTGCCTGCAAACTATATTGCTTATGGCAATGGAACAGGCGCATTTAGTTCTAGCTCTACATTAACCTATAACGGAACAACTTTATTTGCTGGTAATTTTGTACCTTCAAGTTCTAGCGTACCTACAAATGGATTATTTTTACCAGCTACAAATACTATTGGTTGGTCTACTAATAGTTCTCAAAGGATGCAAATTGGTGCAACTGGTGGTGTTTCCATTGGTAACACTACAGACCCAGGCGCAACTAATTTAAGTGTAACTGGAAGTACAACTGCTGCTTCATTTTCTACTGCTGGCAACTTAACTTTTACTGGCACTAGCAATCGTATTCTTGGCGATATGAGTACGGCTACTTTAATAAATCGCCTTGCATTTCAAACAAGTACAACAAATGGTACTACCGCCTTTGTAATTCTTCCAAATGGTACATCCGCCGTTGCTAGATTTCAAGCATATAACAATTCAGACCCAACAAATGCTTCACAGGCTCAATTTAGTGTTGAATCCACTTCTGATGTTCGTCTTTCTTCAGGTAGAACTGGGACTGGTACTTATTTACCATTAACAATTTACGCAGGGGGTAGTGAAAGAGCAAGAGTATTTACTTCAGGTGGTGTTTCTATAGGAAATACAACTGACCCTGGCGCTACTAATTTATCTGTAAGTGGTACTATTAATACAAGCGGATATACTGTAGCTACTTTGCCTACAGGAGTAACTGGAGCAAGAGCTTATGTGACTAATGCTTTAACTCCTACATTTGGAGCTACTGTAGTTGGTGGTGGAGCAGTAACAATTCCAGTATTTTATAACGGAACCAACTGGATTGTTGGTTAATTAAAGGTTTAAATATGACAACATTAATACCAAAATTTGAACAACCATTTGCAGGTGCTGTCAATCTACCAATAAATCAAAAGTTACAACAAACCATTAATGTTCTTGATTTTGGTGCTGACCCCACTGGTGCAACTGATAGCACTGCGGCTATTCAAGCTGCGCTTACGGCTGCAGGGAGTGAAGGCATTATTTATTTTCCAAAAGGAACTTTTCTTTTATCTGCCACATTAAACGCATTAGGAAATCAACAATTAATTGGCGCAGGTCATAACAATACTATTTTTAGACGTTTTACAGACTACGGGAATACATTGTATTTTGCTAACGCTGGCGGTGCTAACGTGTCTGGAATTTGGTTTTGGCATGGAATTGTTCCTTCTGATGGTGCAACAACTTTACCTGATAAAGTAACTACAGGGTCGCATATATATGTTGCTAATTGCCAAACTATTGTTATTGAAAATTGTTGGTTTTGGCGTATGGTGTTTCAAATTAATATTGCTCAAGGCGCAGGTGTAAGAATTCGTAATTGTAATTTGCAAGGATATTGGAATACACAATACACCGCTACTCAAGAAGGTATAGCCTGTATTAGTCTTGCAACTTCTGGCTATACGCAGCTTATTGAAATAAATAATAACTATTTTGGTGGGTACCCAGGTGGCGCGCAATCTGTAATATTTACCCCTAATGATGGCGCACCTGTAACTGTTAATTTTGCAGGCACTCAAGCGGGAAGTCAATATGGTGTTTTAGCGTACCAATGTGAAGGACTTTTAATTAAAGATAATTACTTTGGTGGAATGACATATAACTATGTTTTAATTTCCCCTAACGGAATTATGTCCCAAATAAGAATTGAGGGAAACTTTTTTGATGGCGGTAGTTATTTTACTCCTGTTATTAATTTTCAACCTTCTGTTTCTGGAAACTTTGCATATAACGTAGTTATCTCAGATAACACTTTTACAGGTGGTTTAAATTCATATCAATCAATTGGGTCATCTAACCCATTTTCGGGGAGTGGGTTGCCCACCCTTGCTGCGTATGTAATATCTAATAACTCTATAGTAAACAATTTAGGAAGCGGTATATTTTTACGAGATACTTGGGGTGGGGTAATTTCTGATAATCAAATTAGTTCATATAACAGCCGTCAAATTGCACATAGTTCAGATGTTAATTATTGTTCAGGGATTTATGTAGATAGCTCTGTTAGTGTTGCAATTAACGGAAATTTACTTGGCGGCGGTATTAATACTGCGTACCCAAATGGATATTCTTATCTAGGTATTGTTGCAAATGTAGGAAATACTAACGTAACTCAAAAGATAAACGTAGCTAATGGAAACGGTACAACTGGACTTATTAAAGGTCGTATTGATAGAATAATTACTAATATATCTGCTAACTATACGATGAATGGGTCTGAAGATTTAATTATTGCTACGGTCACCGCAGGTATACAAATAACTGCACCTTCAAATGTACCGCCTGGGTATACATTTACTGTAAAAGATGGTGGCGGCAATTTTGCTACTTACAATAGCTCCGTTATTGGTACTGTTGATGGCGTTGTCAATAAAGTAATGGGAACTAATTATCAGTCTATGACTTTTGCTTGGAATGGCACTCAATGGAATGTAATAGGTAATTAAGGAAAAAAATGAAAATATTTACATTAGAAGATAACGAAGCAATGCAAATTAACTTAGATAAACAAATAGCTACTTTAGCTAATCCACCGATACTACCACTACTTTGAATTAATTTATAATATAGAAAAAGGAAATTACGATGAATCCATTTGCTCAAGGGCCATTTAGTCCATGCGGTAAAACAGTTTCTTTTACTGCTGCGTCTACTGCTCCAACACCAGTTCAAGCTGCAAATTATGAACCAGCAGGTATGTCAGGGCAGTATCTTATTGTAAACTCAGGAACGGTATTGGTATATTTGGGTGTTGGAAGCACATCAACTCAAGCAACTGCTAATTCAGCAAAAATTACAACAAGTGGTAATGCAATCCCATTATTGCCAGGTCAAAGTGTTATTTTAAGTTTTGGCATGAATTCATACTTTACAGGTGTAGCTGATTCTTCAACGTCAATAGTATTTGTTACTCCAGGTTCAGGTTTGTAAAATGTCTGATTTTGAAATTGATCCAGTCAAATATGGGCAACTTTGGGAAAAAGTGGATCAATTGACTACTAAAGTTGATAAGTTAGAATCTGGAATGGCTGAGTTATTAGAATTGGCTCACAAAGGAAAAGGCGCATTTTGGATTGGGATGGTCGTTGTATCGGCTGTATTTACTGCGATTGGTTATTTATCACAAGCATGGATGAGTAAATGAACTGGTTAGCTCAAATTGCTCCTGGCATTGCAACAGCTCTTGGTGGCCCATTGGCAGGACTCGCGGTAACTGCAATATCTAAAGCATTAGGAATTGATGAAAAAGACGTACAGTCTACTATTGAATCAGGGAAATTAACATCTGATCAATTAACTTCTATCAAACAAGCGGAATTGGAATTACAAAAACAAGCTAATGAATTAGGTTTAGACTTTGCAAAATTAACGACCGATGATCGTAAGTCTGCTAGAGACATGGAAGTTGCAACAAAATCATCTGTACCTGCAATCTTATCTTTTTTAGTTATTGGTGGATTTGGTGTAATTACTGCATTAAAAGTTTTAGGTTATTCAATCGTACAAGATCCAACTATTCAAGATTTATTAACCACTCTTAGAGATGGAGTTATTTTGGTGCTTTCATTTTATTTTGGAAGCTCACAAGGAAGCCAGGATAAAGATTCTATGTTACACAATTCAACACCTGTAAAATGAACTTAAACCATCTTCAAGAATTAAATATTGGTGAACAATGGTTGTCTGCATTAAATGAAGTTTTTGATAAATACGAGATTAATAGTCCAATACGTCAAGCATCTTTTATTGGTCAATGCCAAGTTGAAAGTAAAAACTTTACTAATTTAGAAGAAAATTTAAATTATTCTGCAGCGCGGATTAATCAAATTTGGCCACAAATATCTATTGAAAAAGCACAAAGCGCAGTTGCTAAAGGCAAAGATGCTATTGCAGAATTAATTTATGGCAATCGCGCAAATTTAGGAAATACTTTCGATGGCGATGGTAGTAAATTTTTTGGCAGAGGTCTTATACAATTGACTGGTCGTTCTAATTACACATCGTTTGCAAACGCTATACAAGATTCTGAAATATTGAATAATCCATCTTTAGTTGCAACTCCAAAGTATGCAGCTCTAAGCGCAGGATGGTTTTGGTTTACAAGAAAAATAAACTCACTAGCAGATGTTGAAGATTACAACAGAATGACATTAAGGGTAAATGGTGGGTTACTTGGTCTTGATGATCGCATAACCCACATTAAAAAAGCATTGTCTATTTTGCAAGTTTAATTTTTTTATACGGTAATCCATGATGTAACCAGGTATTGTAAACAACGGTATTGCGTGAATCGTTGTAAACCCAATTCTTATCTTTGTAAGGTGGATTGTTATTTGAATATTTAGAGTATGAATGTGCTTTCATTTTGGCTCACCTATGCATTTATAAAGTTTGTATTCTTTAGATTTATGCCATTTATCAACGATGGTATAACCTGCCTTACGCAGCTCTCCAACTCTAGTTGATAGCTTCATACCACCACCTTCTAAAAATGCGTCTAGTGGGCTTATCCAGCGTTTCTTGGCTAGTTTTACAATTATTTGATGTTGCGTCATTTTATTCCCCTTATAATTTCAGTCATTAAAATTACAATCCCACATAAAAACATTCCGATGCCTATACAAAATCGTATCATTTGTCACTCGCTTTCTCTAATTAATCTTGCAAATTCGTAAACTCCATTAGTTATGTTTTTTCCTATTCCAGATTCGGGTTTAAAAACTTTAAACCACGCAGATTCTATTTCTTCATCTGTTAGTGTCTTAAATGGGTGTACTTGGGTGTTAAATTGGGTGTAATCAGGTTGCGGATGATTGCATCTTGCTTTCACAACTTCATAACATCGTTTAATAAATTCATCATTAGTTATTTCATTGTTTTCTAATATAAATAAACTAGAAGAAAACACTTCCCAAGCCATCAATGGAACATGAGCAACCAATACCTCATCTGTCAGTTCACGCATTGGGTGGGTGTAAAGAGGTATTTGTTTTTTTGACCACTTTTCTTTTGTAACTGTAATTTGATAATCTCCTTCTTCCCATTCATTAGTATCTAATTTGTCTGTAGTCCACGCTACTGGTTCATTGTTCATTTCTCTTGTGCCTTTCTTAGTATTGCTCTAGCAAAATCAAACAAATCACCTGTTTCGTAAAAAATTGTTTTTATTTCCTCATTGGTTAATGTCTTTGCTGGATGGGTGTAGAGTGGAAAAATCCCTTTTTTATCTTTATTATCTAAATTCTGATAGTCCTCATTAGTAAACCATGTGCCTAAATCATCCATCCAAATATATGGTTCATTGTAAGAAACATACTCACCAACAATGTGGCTAGCGGTGCGGTCAAATGATTCAACTTCTTGTGTAAAGTCAGATAACCTTTGTAGTGCGGCTTCTTTTTTCAACGCTTCTATTTCAGCTTGTTGTTGACGTAGCATGGTGGCAACTTTTTTAGAAAACACAGTACCAATTTCGTATTCCCAATTTTCTACTTCAAAAGCTAGTTCATTTGCTGTCATTTTCTAAACCATATAATATTTTTAACAAATCATTTTTTTGTAAAATTAATTGCGCTTTGCAATCATCTAACTCTGCCTGAAGTTGTCGTAGCAAATCAGCAGCATCTTTTACAAAACCTCTTGGGTGTGCATCTTCAATTAATTGCGCCAATTCTTCTGTGGTCATTTAGTAGGGCCTCCAAACAATGATTGCTCTAAAAGTCTGATCTGTTCGCTATGTTCTCTTAATTGAACTTGTTGCTGCTCTATTAACTTCATAGCAGATTCAAACTGTTGTTTCCAATACTCGGATTGTTGTTCAAAGTTTTCCATTAAAAAATTCCTCTGTGGCACGTTCTTCAGCTAATTTCTCACGTCTTTCATACGACATACAATACAAAAACCGACCTAGTTTCTCAAAATCTTTTGTTTCTAAATATTCTTCGATTGATCTAGCTTCTTCAATCGTTGCATTATTTAAATCTTCACAAAAGTTTTCAAACAAACAATTGCTGTAATTTGAATTGTTATATAGCAATTCCTGTTTGCGTTCACGAACCAAATCTTCATCTGCATAGACTGTTGTATCGGTAGTCAACCAAGCGTCATAATTTAACATTACCATCCCCTTTGAATAATCCACATAATCATAGCTGGCCCTGCAACTACTAAAACTCCTATTACTGCTTCAATAAATGTTTGCATTTAATTCCCCTTTAAATGTGTTGTTAAGTACTACAATTACAGAATAATTAAGTTTTGTTAATTTATCAACAAATATTTGCATAATTAGGGTTTATCCCTAGTAGTTTTGCAAAAATGCGACATAAAGGTAGTCTGGGAGAGTTGTGAAGGAGCTAAAAGGGGGTAAAGCTCACTCCCCCAGACTGAGGTTATTCTTTAATTTAAAATACGTTACTAAACATTGAAACATTTTCCAATGATGTTGTAAATCATTTTCATTTATTTCGTGGATTTGCGTATCATCATCGGACACAAATGCAATTGCACATCTAGCTCTTGGCATATTTAACCCATGTGCATAAGCAACTAGTTGTAAAATATGTTCTGTATAGACGGCTGCGTTTTCAAGGGATAATTTCGTCTTAAAATCAACCACTATGCCTTCTTCCGAGTGTAAATCGACTTTACCTGCAAAACCTAATGGATGTGCAAACGATTGCTCTGGTTTCCAAAAATGATCGCCAAAATGATCTCTTAATTTTTTTTCTGTGCGTCTGACATAATCAGGATACTCAGGCATAAACTCTTGGTTAAAATATGATTCCAATATGTTGTGCATATTAGTACCACGAACCATGGCATCTAAACCTGTGGATCGTGAATCTTGTATTACTCGTGTCAACCAATCGGCCTCTGGCTCGTTATCATTGCGTGGTAAGGTAAGGCCAGCAAGTAAGACTTGTTCTTGTTTCCAGCGTTCTAATCCAGGCTTTGCTAGGCATCCAATAATTGTAGTTACAGATGGAAGCAAACCTTCTTTTTTAGCATCACGCAAATCTGTCGTGCGTACATTTCCGTTTTTACCAACGCGCGTATAGCTAGGCTGGCCATCTTTTGTGTACCAATGTGCTGAATTACTTTCTTGTGTAACAATCATATTTTTCCCCTTTATGATTTTGAAGTGAATAATACACCTTTCATGCAAGTGCATGAATTTTTAATAAATTGGTTATCTATTGATATGTAAAAACTTCTGACAAATCGACAGCACGTTGCGCTACCTGATTAACAAAACGAGCTAAGCCCACTTGGTCAAACTGGTATACGGTGCGTTCTTCATCGACACCATAAGGCTCGATATATGTGTCAGAACAATTTTTAGCATATTCACGAATCATAAAATCCATAAATCACCTAAAATGGTATATCACTATCTAATTCACCTAAAGACTGCGAAGCATGATTACTGATCTCTCCACGATCTTTTGGCGGCTCTTTTACTTCCTTACTACCCAACAACTGCAACACACTTACAACAATATTTGTAGCAAACTTTTCAACACCATTTTTATCGGTATATTTATTTGTTTTAATCTTGCCTTCAATGTAAACCTGACTACCTTTTTTAACGTACAAACTAGCTACTTCTGACAACTTACCAAAACAAGTAATGTTGTGCCATTCAGTAGCTTCTCTAAACTGCCCAGATGGTTTATCTTTGTACTTTTCGCTAGTCGCTAAACTAAAGTTGGTTAATGATTCGCCAGATTGCAATGCTTTGGTTTCTGGTTCTTTCCCGACATGACCTACTAAAATAACTTTATTGATTGACATTTTCAGTTCCTAATTTTTTTTCTAACATAGAAATAGCGTTCATAGCTTGCATACGGTCAAACAGTGATATAGAGGGCTTTTTAAAGTAAGCGCATAGCTTCTCTACATCTGATCCTGTTTGCTCAATTAAAGCGGTTATAGACGCAATCTGTTGCGGTGTAATAGATGGTGATTTGCTTTTTTCTGATGCTTCATTGCCATCATCGTCAGCTTGAACAATCCCGATTACAGCAGCTAAAGCTCCCCTTCTCATATACGTTAAACAAGCCATACATCCCTGTGGATCGTTTTTAGAAACAGGAAAAGACATTGTTTGCTCAATATATTGACCAGATGAGTGGGCAAGAATAGTAGTCAAAGACATTTCGCCATCAATATAATTGCCAGGAAACTGCATTACTGACAAACCATTGCTAGATAACAGCGATCTGCAAGCATCCCATACGGATTCAAGATCAGCGTAACTAGATTTAAAAAATGGATTCTTGGAATCTTTTTTAGCGTGACCTAATTGGCTTTGTACTAAAGCAAGAGCTGTAGCTAATTCATTAATATTTTCAGATGAGTTCATATTAATGCCCCATGTATTGAACAAATGCAGAACGTGGCATACCACACTCAAACCAAATCACTTGTTTATCTTCTTCAGACAATGTGCTTAATTCCATGTGTTCTAATGCTTCAAGCAAACGCATTTGACGTTCTTCCTGCATCATTCTCATTTCTTGCATATCATCGTCAATGTTGAATGTATCTATTGTGTCTTGTGTCATAAATTTCCCCTTTATGTAAGCAAAAGTGCTTATTAAGAATACTAAACTAAATTAAGATTTGTTGCAAGTATTTTTTAAGATAGTGTAGAATAAATAAAAATATAACAACGAAAGTTAATTGATGAAAGTACATTTTTCAGACAACCAAATTATTGAGTTGTTAGGTGGCACAAAAAGGGTATCAAAATTATGTAACGTAGCTCCCCCAGCAGTAACACAATGGCGATCAAGGGGTATTCCACATGGACAATTATTGTTTTTGGCTGCATTGTTAGAAAAAGAATCACATGGATTGGTCACAAGAAAGGATTTATTTCCTAAAACGTATTTTTTTGTGTGGCCTGAACTTGCAGAAAATAATAAAGTAGTTTAAGATGTAATTGTCAGGGTTGGCACTTTGATAATCAGGCTCTATTCACATGGGCTGGTAATGACCTATATGGTCGTCAAATTGCCAACCTAACTAGCCCAGTTGAATATGGCTTGACATAGCCTGATCTCTATAGAGTTGAGTCAGTAAATGCGAACCGTTGATTAACCTTACTATAGGCAAATCAACACCTTTCAGAAGCGCATGGCGAAAGCCCCCACCTAGTGTGATAGATAGCATTAGAGATTGGGAACTGTCCTAGACCTTAATTGGTGGAATATCGTGGTAGACTTGGTAATACTAGACCTGAACAAGCACAACAACCATTTATCTATTTTGACTGAGACTAAAGCATCCCTCAGACGAATAATAGTCTTACTCGGATAGGACTATTTTGCCTTCAACATCTACAAACCCTAGCCGAATAGATAATTATCATGGACAATTCGCACGTTATGGAATATAAAAAATCTGAAAGATTTCGTGCTATTTGTGAAGCAACAACAACACTAAAAACAAATTTACAACAAAGAAGAAAATATTTAGATTTAGTTGAAGAAAAAAGAGGTAAGATTGCAAGAACAGAATTAGAGCAGGAAATGATTAAGCAGTTCAACATACTCAAAAGGGGAAACAATGAGTAATTATTTAATAATATTAGTGGGATTGATTTACGTTTATATTGGTATTTCTTTTTTTTTAAAGAATCAATATGGCATGGGAATTACTTTTTTAGCTTATGCGTTAGCTAATCTAGGTTTATGGATCGAGGCACAATGATTGCCGTTTTATTTGCTAGAAATGATAGCCGTTATAAAGAATTATCAGGATTTGATGTTTATGATATTGATCGTGATGCTAGAACATATTGTGATTCATATCCTGTAATAGCTCATCCACATTGTCGTGCTTGGGGCATATTAAGTCACATGGCTAATCCCAGACCTGACGAAAAACAATTAGCTTATTTTGCTTTAGCGCAAGTAAGATTAAATGGTGGAATACTTGAACATCCTGCAAGTAGTAGATTATGGAAACTTGCTAAATTACCTTTAAAAGAAGAATTTTCTGATAATTTTGGTGGATTTACAATTGAAATAGATCAATATGATTTTGGTCATGTAGCTCATAAAATGACAAAATTATATATATGCGGCATAGATCAATCAGAATTACCAATTTTACCTCAAAAACGTACAGAAACACCAAAACGATCTATATGTGGGAATGTACCTGAAACAGTTAGATGCACACAATATCAACGTGAATATACACCAGATTCGTTAATTGATTTTTTTACAAAAATTTGCGAGAAAATAAATGATAAATCCTAATGATGAGATTCAATACATTGTCGATCTTATTGATGACTACGCTGCTGCCGATGGTCGTTTATCTGCTTTAGAAAGCTATAAATCAGCTCTTAAAGCGTTAAAGATGAAAGAAAGCACACAGACATCGGTAGCTGGTAAAGAAATGGATGCGTATGCTTCTGATGAATATATACAGTTTTGTGAAGAAATTGAGCAAGCTCGTATAAAATATACATCCTTAAAATTAAAAATAGAAACAGCAAAAATGAAAATTGAGGTCTGGAGAACAGAACAAGCAACTAACAGACAAATAGAAAAACTAACACGTTGAAAAAAGCAGAAAAAGAATTATATGGAAAAATTGCAAGATTGGGATGTTGCCTCTGTAGGCATCTTGGATACGGTGAGACACCAAGCGAAATCCACCACATCCAAAAAAATGGAATACCAAGATACCAAAGAGAAGTTATCGGACTTTGCCCAGAGCATCATCGAGGAAATAGTGGTATTCACGGACTTGGGAAAAGAGGATTTGAGGTTCGCTACGGAATTGACGAGCAAGCCCTATTACAGAAAACAATGGAACTTATAGGTTTAGATTAGAAAATAAATCACAACTCAAGGGGATCGAATCCGAATTCATCGGCCACAGCAGTTGCATAACGTCTAAAAACTGCATCATGTTTATCCCAATTTTTATTACGGTATCGCTTCATGTGGATCATTTCGTGCGCTAGTGTTTTAAGTATGGTTTCAAAATGGCTGCATTTGGCTTTAGAAATGGTTATAAGGTGCATATCATCATCAAATATATATGTGCCATAGGCATCTTCTTCAGACGTTACATTAAACTTTATACAAGCTGTATTAGGCATTTCCCAATGATTAAAGGGTTTCATTTGGCAAAGCATAATATACATTGCTTCAAGAGTTTTAGATGTAGGTGTCATACAGAAAACACTTTACCTCGAAATTGCACTTCACCTTGTTCTTCATCATAAACTTGGATCATTTCTGGCATTAAAAGCTGGGATTTATGCCAAGTCATTAATACAAATCCTGATCGCCAGTTGACAGGGTTATCCTCGCAGTAATCTATAAATTGATTTCCTTTAGGATAAGCTAATGTTCCTGTTTGAACACCATAGCGAGTCCCATTTTTGAAATGTGGGGAATGATCTGTATAGGGGTCAACTGACAAAACGTGAGTATGACCAGTAACAATATTTAAACCAGAGTGTAATGTATTGTTTGCGCCACCATATTTACCACCCTTCCAACGGTGTTTTATTTGAGTATCGTTATTAATAAAATATGACCAACATGATTTCCATATTGGAAAATGATCTTTTAAAGATGTGCCAGGCACTCCAGCATACATTGGTGCTTGATTGATAAGAAATTGCTCAAATCGAGCATCATGGTTTCCAAGACACCAAATTAAATTACTGTGAAACTTAGTTGTTTTTTCAATTTCACCTAAATAATGCTGTACTGCTTGTAATTCTTCTACAACTGACGGTGCTTTATTCCAATTGATTGGACTATGACGGCTATTTGTTGTGCCATCAAATGCATCACCATTACATATAATAACTTCTGGCTGAAACTCTTTAATACATTCTAACAATGCACGAAAAGCGGTGGTTTCATCATCAGGATAAAAATGAGCATCACTAAAAACTAAAACACGACCTTTTTCTAATGTTGTACCCCTTCGGACATTGTGTCGGGTTTCTTCTAATCTGCGGTTATGTTGTAATTTAACATTTTCAATATGAACATTATTAAAATATTTTTCATCTGTCAGCAATTGAATGTTATATTTAGCTTCAATATTTCTTCTTCTTCTAAGAACATTTCTTTTATCTATGCCTAATGAATCAGCTAATTTTGTGGCTGATTTTAAAGATTGCCACAAACTTATAAAATCTTCATCGCTACAAAGTGCTGCTGGCATAATTGGCCCTTAGATGGTTTATACTGATTTATAACATAATTATATTGATATACAATGACATACGCAAAAAAAGTGGATTTAAACCACACAGAAATTGTAAAGACTTTTCGTGATTTAGGTGCAACTGTGTTTGACGCATCTGGAATTGGTCGAGGATTTCCAGACATTGTTTTAGGTTACAACAATATTACTTGTCTTGTTGAGATCAAATCAAGTGAAAAAAAGAAATTTACAGAAGCGCAGCTTAAATTTATGAGCGAGTGGAAAGGTTCTTCTGTTGTAAGAATAAATGATGTTGGTGGCGCAATTCGTTTAATAAAATTACTTGATTTGCAATAAAGTTATAGTAAAATAAACTATCTCAATGGTGAGATTTCTTTGCAAAGGAAAAAAAATGAAAGATTATGATGTTAAGGAAATGTCTGATTCAAGCAAAAAGATGAAATATGAATCAACTGCTGAAAAAGATAAAGTAGGCAAAATGGGTCTTAAAGATCCTGGTCATTTACAACGTGCAGCCGATTATGCTAATGAGTGCCGCGTTGGTGATAAGCCAATGATTGTACCACCTGCTGGCCCTAAACCTGAGCCAGTTCGCGTAAATGGTGTGCCAATGCCTAAGGAATCAAACGTCAGTTCTGGTAACAGAGGCAAGTAATGGCTACCAAAAAAGTACCATCTTTATTAAAGTTGGCTGCTGACGTTAAAACTGAAAATACCGAAGTTGCTAATTGGCAAGCTAGAGAAGATCTGGCTTGTCTTACACGCGCAAGAGAAGTTGAAGCAGACAAAAAACGTATGATGGCAGTAAAGAAAATTGCTGCTTCTCAAATGAAAAACCTACAAAAAATTACAGGAAAATAATCATGGCATATACAGGCGTAGCAGTAACTGATCCAGTATTTGATACTTGTTTTGCAAATCAACAAATTGGATATTCTTTAGCTGCTGAAAGTTCAGTAACTCAAGCAACTAGCAAATCGACAGCGGTAACTGCTAATACAAGCAATATTCAGATTACTATGAATAATGCTGCTTTGGCTGCTGGCGCAATTGTTAGTTTTACATTAAATAATTCATTATTATCTGCAAGAGATGTGTTAATTGTAAACGTATCTGGCGGTATTGCTACTGCTGGTACTTATACTGCATTTGTATCTAACATAAGTACAGGTGTTGCAACAATTAGCTTGTATAACATTTCTGGTGGTTCGTTATCAGAAGCAGTTAAATTAAACTTAGCAATTATTCATGGTCAGTAAAAATGAAAAACGGTCTTTATGCAAATCTCCATGCGAAACAAAAACGCATAGCTGAAGAAAAAGAAGAAGGTAAGAAAGTTGAGCGCATGAGAAAGCCAGGTACTAAAGGTGCGCCAACTGCCAAAGCGTTTAAAGAATCAGCTAAGACTGCTAAGAAATGAAAAAGCACGACAAACCAATACCACATAAAACAACTGGTAAGGGTAAGACATATAATCCTACTGACAAAGGTGCAGGAATGACTGCTAAAGGTCGTGAGGAATATAACGAAAAGAATGGAAGTAATTTAAAAGCACCAGCTCCAAATCCAAAGACAAAGAAAGACGAAGGCCGTAAGAAATCTTTTTGCGCGCGGATGGAAGGGGTAGTTAAAAACGCTAAAGGCCCAGCAGAACGAGCCAAAGCATCTTTAAAAAACTGGAATTGCTAATGGATATTGAATTATTAGATAGCAGAAGTATATTAGAAAAGTTAATGAATCATTTTGGTTGGTATAAAACTCAAATGTCAGACGTTAAAATTGACAAATTAGAAGTTGATTACCGTTTTATTGTCGAAGTTCCAAAGGAAGTGCAAGATGCCATTAATCAAAAGCAAGTCGAAAAAAGCAATAGACAAGAACATAGAAACAGAAATCAAAGCAGGAAAACCACAAAAGCAAGCAGTAGCGATAGCATTAAACGTACAACGAGCAGCGCAAAAAAAGGATAAAAAGAAATGATGATCCCATTTCACATTGACCAAATTAACGAAATATTAAAGTATCTTGATGACGTACCACATAGGTTTAGTCGTGGACTTGTTGATTACTTTAAGAACCATGTTGAAAACCATGTAAAACAAGCTGAATCTGAAGTTGCTAATGTTGAAAAAAAAGTAGTTGAAGAAGTAAAACAAAACATTACTGAAGTTAAAACTGAAATTTTAGACGTAGTACAAAAATGAACGATTTACTATTAGAGTTTTACCTAACTTGGGTAGAGATGGTAAAGATCGTACCCAGCAATCGCCTTGAACAACAACGAGGCGAGTTATTAGCACAAAAACTATTAAATGTATCCACTAAGATACAAGAAGAATTAAATAAAGTTAAAAACTAAGATATAATAATTTTAAGGAAACTTAATTAAATTCATAAGTTATTGATTTAATTAGTTATTGATTAATTCTATTAAAAAGCATTTCCTTATTATAAAAAGCGATGATAGCTCACGAACCAACTGACGTTACAAGAGAAGTAGTTAAGACTTCAAGTGGACTAGGTTTGCCACAAGAACAGATATGCGCTTTAGTTGGCATACTTGATTCTAAGACATTACGAAAACATTATGAAAAAGAACTTGCGCTTGGCAAAGCAGAAGCAAGCTCTAAAATCGCTAACTCTTTATTCAATAAAGCTCAGAATGGTGATACTACTGCAATGATCTGGTGGACTAAGGCACAGATGAAGTGGAGTGAAACTGTTAAACAAGAATTGACTGGTGCTGACGGTGGCGCATTAACAGTCCACTTGTTACCTCAAGATGAAAATGCGTGAAACTACATAATAAACAAGTAGAAGCATTAAATGTAATCAATGGAAGCGCGACTTATGCCATGTTATTTGGTGGCAGTCGATCTGGCAAAACTTTTCTTATTGTTAGACAAGTTATCGTAAGGGCAATGAAAGCTCCTAAATCGCGTCATGCCATATTACGGTTTAGGTTTAATCAAGTTAAGAACTCTATTGTTTATGACACTTTTCCAAAGGTCATGGATTTATGTTTTCCAGGCATCCAGTACAAGATTAACAAAACTGATTGGTTTATTACCTTGCCGAACGGTTCAGAGATATGGTTCGGTGGCCTTGATGACAAGGAACGTACGGAGAAGATTCTAGGTATGGAGTTTGTAACTTTATATTTAAACGAGTGTTCGCAGATACCTTATCCTAGCGTTGGAATAGCAATTACACGTTTAGCACAAAAAGTAGAACAGATTATTGAGGGTAAGCATCCTACGCTGCTTAAACCTAGAATGTACTTTGACTGCAATCCACCTAATAAAAACCATTGGACTTATCAATTATTTATTCAACATCGAGATCCAGATACTAAAGAAGTTATATCTAATGAGTTTGAGTATGTACATTTTCAAATTAATCCATACGATAACAAAGAAAATTTATCAGATGGTTATTTAGACACACTTAAAAACCTAAGCGCAAGATTAAGAAAACGATTTCTGGAAGGAGAATTTGCCGATGCTAACCCTAATCAATTATTTGCGGAAGAATTTATCGACAAATGGCGAGTGGAAGACGAACGTCTACCTGACTTTGTACGGGTTCTTGTCGGTGTTGATCCAAGCGGTTCTGGTGATACTGATAATGCAGATAACGATGCTATTGGAATCGTGGTCGGTGCTTTGGGTGTAGATGGTAATGCTTATTTATTAGAAGATTGTACGGTTAAAGCTGGCCCTGCAACATGGGGAAAGGTAGTTGTATCTGCGTTTGAACGTCATAAAGCAGATCTTGTATTAGCTGAATCCAACTTTGGTGGTGCAATGGTAGAGCAAGTAATACAATCTGCACGACCAAGAACGCCATATAAAGCTGTAAGTGCTTCTCGCGGCAAGGTAATTCGTGCTGAACCCTTTTCACTTTTGTATGAACAAGGTAAAATAAGACATTGTGGCAGATTTATTGAGCTTGAAGATGAAATGGCTGGATTTTCTACGCAAGGATATATAGGTAATCTATCACCTAACAGGGTAGATGCTTGGATTTGGGTATTAACAGAGTTGTTTCCTGGCATGGTGCGTGAAAAAGTTGAGAAAAAATTAACAATACCAAGAAAACCCCCAATGATTACTAGAAATGGTAATTATGGTGGTTCTTGGATGTGAGGACTATATGGCAGATAGAGAAAAAGACATTATAGAAAGAGCGCAAGAAAACTTTAAAGCGTGTCTTGATTGGGAACAATCTACACGGCAACGGTTTAGAGAAGATATGCGCTTTTTATTTGCAGATTCTGATAACCAAGATCAATGGGAGCCAGCAGTCAAAGCTAGAAGGCATTTAGCTACTCAACCAATGATTACCATTAACAAAGTCCATACGCATTGGTTAATGATTGTAAATCAGATGAAGGAAAATAAGCCATCTATTCAAGTTCATCCTACTAATGGTGAAGCGACATACGAAGCAGCTCAAATATATGAGGGTTTGATTCGTCATATTGAATACAAGTCTAATGCTAAAGTTGCATACGATATTGCTACTGAACAACAAGTTGGCGGTGGTATTGGTTATGTGCAGGTCATTACAAAATATGCAGATGATTCCACTTTTGACCAAGAAATTTTTATTAAAGAAATACCCGATGCAATGTCTGTGTTTCTTGATCCTCATATTAAGAAACGTGATGGTTCAGACGCAAAGTTTGCATTTATTTATGAGGATATGCCAAGACGCGAGTTTGAAAGAAAGTATCCGAATGTAAAGCTACCATCTACAAGTCCATCTGGCAATCAACAATGGATTACTAAAGACGTTGTAAGACTCGCCACATATTTTGAAAAAGAAAC